TGAGTTATAACCCGTCGCAGTATCAAGAGGGAACGTCAACGTCCGGGCGCGACGCGGCGGCGGCCTTGGTGGGAAAAACTTCTACCACGGGTAATCTTTCCTATTTGAAGGTAGACGAAAACGGCGGATTGGTTACAACTGCCCTTACAGGTTTCGGCGCTGATTTCGCTTTCGGCGATGTTACCAGCGCGAGCACAACGCAAAAGACAGTAGAGAGAACTACCTACACTGAGCAAACTACCGACGCGCAACGCTCAATTGCATCTGCTAGTGCAAATGACACCGCAGCAGGTACGGGCGCGAGAACGGTAAAGATCACATACTTAAATTCCACAGGAAGCGGCCCTTACACTGAAACGGTAACGCTAAACGGAACAAGCTACGTCAACACCGTGGCAACAAATATTTGTTTCATCGAGCAAATTGAAGTTGTGACCGTAGGCAGCGGCGGCACTAACGCAGGAATTCTCACCCTGAAGGCAGCGACAGCCGGGGGCGGGGCAACAATCGGGACTATAGGTGCTGCAAACGGTCAGACTTTCTGGGCGCATCACTACATTCCAACAGGCAAGATCGCCAATATCACGGGAATATCAGTATCCCATAACGGCACGACAGTCGGCTCAGGTGCGGTTTTCGTCGTTAAAGCTAAGGCTATTGGAGTAGCGAATCAGTATGAAGTACAGCTTTCCGACTTCGTGCGACTTTACGGCCAATCGTCTACCTTTGCCCGCGCGTATACCTCGCCTGTAAAATTTACAGGCCCAGCGCGTTTAATGCTTTATGTGACGCCTGAAAGTTCTTCTAGTTTTGTTTATCGTGGGTCGATTGATTACTTTGAGCCGTAGGGGAAGTTATGGTTTCCAAAAGATTCATCCACGTTGACCAGTTTAACTCCGACGCGGTTCAGTTTGCCGGTGCAGGTGCGACAGGCGATGCGGCCGAGAATGCCAACACCAACATCGACTATACCTGCCCCTATGACTTATGCGTGACGGGCGCGGTCATGCTGGTAAAGGGCGGCGTCTTTGGCGACAGGTGCAGCTTACAGGTAGTCCATCCGACCTACGGGGTCATTAATGAGTTTGCAACCGATTGGGCCATCGCAGAAGACAATCAAAAGCAGTTTGAACTGGCCTTGGAATACCCCGCGAATCTTCCCGCTGGGCTTAAAATCAGGCTGGTCTATAAGGCAAACGCAACAGCAGGGACGCGCAAGGTTGCGATGAATTATCTACTTCATAAAGTGTTGCAGCAAGAATCATGAAAATACTTTTCACAACAAATAAACAATGTGGCAGTAGGTTTATCCGTTGGGGAACCGATGGTTCTTGCTCTCATATTGCCCTTTGTTTTGATGAGGAAGACGGAGAGGGCGTGGTATTTCACAGCACAGGTACAAAAGGCACCCATCCCGTCTGGCTAAGTACGTTTCTACAAAAGAACAAAGTAGTCTATGCGCTTGGTTTCTCTCCAGAGATTGATACCTCCGTAGAAGATTCGATCTTCAAAGCCGTTGTAACGGATCATTCTGGCGAGGGGTACGACTTCAAAGCACTCCTCTTTTGGTTCTTCATGGGACTTCGGCGAAAGCTGTTTGGTACAGAACTCCCCGAAAAAAACGAATGGGCAAAGGCTGGGTATAATCTGTGCACAGCTTTACTTGAACCCGTTCAACAGCACTTGCCTCAATACTTTTGGGGTCCATCCGTAGATTGGGAGATGCTGTCTCCCCAAGCCATATACGACCTTTTATCCAAGAGAGATGGGTTCTATGCTGCGCGTGCTTGGACGGAAGAGCGTGGCTGAAATAGGCTTGGCGGGGCAGGCCGCGAGCATTTTAAAGGCTATTTTTGCGTCACTCAAGGACATGAAGCTACTGGCGTCGCAAGAGACAGTAGAGAAACGCGCCGTAATATGCGAAACTTGCCCTAAGCTAAAAGTAAAAAATGGCAAATATGCTTGCGTTACTTGCGGCTGTTCCTTTAAGCGTAAGATAGCGGTGCAAGGCGCATCGTGTCCACTGGGCAAATGGTAGGAGAACTCATGCACCTTAAACTCATCAAGCAAATGCACCTGGGGCAGACCGAGGCAATTATCAGCGTTTCGACGGGGACGCACGCTGTAAAAGTAGGTTCTACTTTCGTGGTAAAAGACGACAACGAAGCCGACAGCCTTATGAAGCTGTGGCCGGGTCATTTCGAGAAGGCGGCAATTGTCGAGATGAAAAAAAGCATTTTGTCCGAGGAAAAGTACGACACCAAGGTTATGACGGCTAAGGATAAATAATGCCAGTTACGCTGAGTCCCTACGCACTGACAAGCCTGGAGACGGTAAAAGAGCACCTGGGGGTTCCTCCGGCGACGCTCACTTACGACGATCTTCTGAAAAGGCTTATCAATGCGTCTTCCGCGCGAGTTGAGGCGCATTGCGACAGGTTTCTGAAGCGCCGCACGGGCATAGTTGACTATCACGATGGGATAGCAGGAAATCGACTTCTTCTGAATCAGTGGCCCGCTGAAATCCCGACAGAGCTTTGGATTGATCCTACGGGCGAGTTTACCGACGTAGACTACAAGCTTGCCTCTGGGGACTACTACCTAGAGACGAGTGCCAAGGGGGAGGGTGTCGGGATAGTTCTCGCTGGTGGTAGATCGTTTCCGAACGGTATCCGGAACATAAAGATACTGTACGACGCGGGCTACGCTACGGTCCCCAGCGACCTTGAGGATGCCTGCATTTGGTTTGTTGAGTACCTCTACAACATGAGAAACGACCGCACCGTGGGGCTCGAAACCAAGGGCAAGAATCAAGAGAACACCACGTACCGCGGGGATATTCCCCCAATAGTAAAAGAGCACCTGGAGCTCTACAGACGGCTGGAGTGGGGTTCGGCGTTCCGAGCTGTAATAACGAGGTAATCTTTGGCAGGCAAGAAACCTCTAAAAGAGATGGCCGCGGAGCTTGAGCGAAGGATTCGTGCCCGTATTTCTAAGTTTGAGCCAAATTCTCCCGAACTAAAAGCGGCGCTCTACCGCATAGGCTTCTTAATCGAGGCCGAGGCCAAGCTCAACATCCGGCGTCAGGGGGCCATAGACACCGGGCGGCTTATAAATTCGGTGCAGACGACTGTGTACCAGCAAGGAAGCCGAGCTGGAGTTCGCGTCGGCCCGCGGGGAGTTCCTTACGCGGCTATGAACGAGTTCGGCGGCCCTTTTACCGACCGCCAGCGGCGGGCTATGTTTGCTTCTTTGCGGGAGCGGGGTAAGCTTGGAAGGGCTTATGCCCCCAAGGGTGTTATTGTGGGGGGCCGTTACCGGGAAAGGCCGTACATGCGTCCCGCGGTTTTAAAGCACAAGCGCAGAATCATAGAAATCATAAGAGATTTGTTTAAATGAGCATAGAATCAGATATTGTCGATAAAATAAAGCTTATCGTAGAAACGAATGTTCCTGAAGTTGTATACGTTTCTTTTGATAGGATAAAATTAGCCATATCTGATTTTGCTGCGCATGAGCTGCCCGCTGTTCAAATTTGGGACAACGGGCAAACCCCTGTCCACGAGCGCGGGCGCATCCTGGTCGATTGGAACTTGGCTTTAGAACTTATCATGCGTTCCGATATACAGGGGGAGGTTGACCAAAAATCCCTCCTGGAGCTCAGGCGTAAGATCCAGTTGGCTCTGTGGGAAGATCCAAAGTTAGGGATACCGCAAGTGGTGCATTTGATTTACACTAGCAGTACGACGGACCTACATTTATTAGAGCCTTACTATATCGCCCGCATTGATTTTGTTGTGCGATATTACGATAGCTTAACAGGCACTTGCTAGACCTTTAAGGGGATAAAAATGGCTAAAAATTATGCGTCAATCTACGCTTCTCCAAACGATTCTATCGCGCTTGAGCAAAAGATCTTCATCAAGGAAGAATCTGTTCGCGGAGTGCTTACCGCACCGACGGGCGCAGACTTCATCTACACACTGAACGGCACGAGCGTAAACTTCTCTCAGCCGATTGAGTCCAGTCCACATAAATCGGGACGGCACCACAACAACATTATCAAGCAAAAAACCGTTACCGAATGGACGATGCCGACGTTTTTTAACATCGACACTTCTCTAGGTGCCGCGGCTGTTACCGAGATTGACCCCGGTATGCGTGTTCTCTACAAGTCGCTCATGGGCAAAGAAGATACGGGCGGCGGTTCTCCGGTCTACACGACCGAGGACGCTCCTAGCGTTACTTTCTCTATTTTTGAAGTCGGCGACCTCTGGTCGAAGCAGGCATCCGGTGCCTTCGTCGAAGCGGCCAACGCTTCCTTTCCCGGCGACGGTCAAGCTCAAGTTGAGTGGTCCGGTATGGCCAAGACCGCGGTGACGGTCGGTATGGGCAAATCCGTTGTGACTAACTCGGGCAACACGGTGACAGTAGCCGCTGGTGAGGGCGCTCGCTTCCCGGTTGGCGCAAAAGTCATGATTATTAAAGATGACGGCACAACCCGTTCCACCGACACGCCGACGGGTTCTCCGCGGACCGTTACCGCAGCAACTTCTACGGTTGTTACACTTGACGGCGCTGCTTTGACCGACGCAGACGGTACGGTTGGCGGCGGTGTTTACTTGGTTTACTACGAACCTTCTACCGCCGTAGCTATCGACAACCCACAAACCGGCCTCCAGGGGTCGATTACGGTTGTCGGCCTGGGGTCCGCAGACTGCGTGCGTTCGGCGACTATCAACATGACCAACAACCACGAGGCGCAAGACTTCTGCTTCGGCCAGGAAGGACTCGGCGGGCGTCTTTTCACCCCTGGTGGCCGCTTCACGGCGGAAGTTACTTTGGAGCTCAACCTGAACCACGACCTTGTTGAGTTCCTCAACGGCCTGAAAGACTTCACGGGCGAGGACATTACCCTGATCCTCGGAAGTGCCTCCGGTCGTCACCTTCAGATGGAAATTCCGAAGGCGATTTTCCCGATTCCAGAAATCTCCGTTCCGGACACGGGAACTATTCCTGTGACCTTTACGGGGAACGCTTACCAGACGGCTCTTGACGCTGCCGACGAGGTAACTATATCATTCCTGTAGTAAAAGCATTTATGCAAGCGCACAGGAGATGATATTTATGGCGTTTATTCTTAATATGGACACCGATAAAACGGTGTCTGTAGTCGTGAGCAAGGATTCTTCTATCGTCGATTTTTCGCAGGAAAAGTATGACGAGTATCTGAAAGACCTGGACGAGTCGAAACTTACCTTCAACGGGGTTCCGACTCGCTTCGTCATGAAGAAATCTCTTCCTTACAAAGACACTAAGCGCGTAATGAACAGCCAGGTATCGTTTGAAGACGGTCAGGCTAAGGTAAACGTGAGCTTCATGCTGGATGAAGTTCGCTGCGCTCTGGTAGGCATAGAAGGCCCCGGTGCCGAGTCTTTCAAGAAAGACAAAGACGGGTACGCTTCCATGGACATGATTAACGCTCTATACAACGCTGGCGTGCTGATGGATCTCTACACGGCACGACGTAATGCGGCTGGAGAAGGCGAGGACAGTGTTTCAAAAAAAAGTTAGAGGCACTTCTTGAGCTTCACTTCTCGAACACAGCGAAGCTCAAGAAAGCAGGCCGAAACTTTGATTGTAAAACGTGTCCTGAAAGTGTCCAAAAGCTAAGAAGGTGCAGGGAGGATCGCTGGGATTTTACGGGGGAAGACGGTAACGTATTCCCAATAAGAATAGAAGAAGGAGGCGGCCTTTATGGTTTCTGTCCAGGAAAAGCGACCTGGGACCATGAGGCCGCTAGTTTTTTTGAGCTAATGCTTGTCGCGGCGGAGACGAAGCAGCTCTTGATAATGGGCGGGATAGCGGATCAGCCTGGTTGGTTTATACGAAACTTGGCGTGGTTTGGCCCTGAATACGACCTGAGAAAATTCCAGAGCCGGGCTAAAATGATACTTGGCGACGATAGCTCGAATAAAACGGATTCTGCTAAGAATAAGCCGCGGGGTAAACGGTAAATGGTCCCCTCAGAAAATTTAGAATTTGGGGTAGAGATAGACGTAAAACGCGGCAAACGCGGCGTCGATGAACTAAACGAATCTCTTTCCAAGAACACTGAGCAGACAAAAAAGATTCAAGCCGAGCTCCGTCGCCTTGAAAAAGAATACAAGTCTATTGCTACCGCGATAAAGAAGCTCCCGAAAGACCAGCTAGGCAAGCTGTCCAAAGAAGTGGAAAAAGCGGACGACGCCACGCGAGAGCTTTCTTTTCAGCTTGAGCGAACTGCTTCTAAAATGGACCGCGTAGCCGACAGAACGAGCTACGCTGAAGAAGCCATGGGCGGCCTGGCGGCTGCTACAGCTACGGCTGTGCTGTGGTTTAGTCGCGTAAAAGTGCTTACAACGGTAGCGGCGACTCTTGCGACATTTTCCAATCAGATAATGCACGCATCACAGGCTTTCACAAGCTTTGTGGAGTCCATTCATCCTTTTGTACGCACCACGAAACATCTATTCACCAGCGCCTTTGAAAAGTTAGGACAGGCGGCGCTTAAGTTTGGCGCGTCTTTGGGGATAGTTGGTGGTGCTATCGTAGAACAGATACAACGCTGGCGCGGATTTCACGTCGTTATGATTCGTACAGGCCAGATCCTATCGGGCGACCTGGTGCGAACCTTCACTTCGGCGGTTATCGCACTTGGTAGCGGCGCATCGCGTTTAGAGAGAGCATTTAGAGGCATCCTGGAGTTTGTCGCGAGTGCACAGGCAGGAGTAAGTCGCATAAAGCGGGTGTTTACCACGGTAGGCGAAGCTGCGACGGCTACCGGGAGAATAATTTCCTCCTTTAGCAAGGGACTTTCCTCTACATTTGGCGCGGACTCCGTAGGAGCGGCGCGTATCAATCCATGGACGAAGCTTTTCTTAGATATTCAGGCAGCCGCTTCCGGAGCGTTTAAAGCCACAAAAAGTATGCTCTCAGGAATCGCTGGGATAGTAGCTTCCTTTAAGCCTGTTATGGTTAATCTTGCCAACACTATTTTAGTCGGCACAAGCGTAGCTATTGGCACTGGTCTTGGAAAACTTCACGCCGCTTTTATGAACTCGTTCGACGGCGCAAAAACTCTTTTTGTGGCATTGGACAGACTCGCGCTTAAGGGGTTTAACGCCTTCATATCCGGGGCAAAGTCGGCAGCAACGGCTGCAATAAATTGGGGCTCCGCGTCCGGATTTCTTTCTAAAGGCATTTTCGGGGTCATAGAGGCCGGAAACCTTTTCGGCGCGACCATGCTCCTTCTTGGAACAAAAATGAAAGAATCTGAAAACGCGATAGTAAGCGCGGCGGGTTCCTTTCTGCAATTCGCTTCAATTATCTCGATCAGTTTCTCTAGCGCAGTCACGCTGGCGCTTGGTGTCGTCGGGGGATTTTTAGACTCCATAGGCACGAAGCTTCTTCAGGTTATGGGAACGTGGGAAGAAAAGTTCCGCGAAGCGCAAGACACCCTGACTATGTTTCAGTTCTCTATCAAAGGATTCGCCAAAACATTCGGAGAAGACGCCGTAGGGTCGCTGGAGACTTGGGGCAACACTGTCCGGGAAATGACCCAAACGACTACGTTTGGGTTTAAGGAAATCCAGAAAAGCATAAAGCTTCTTATCACCGAAGGGCAGGCTTTGGGGCTGTCCTACGAGGATAATTTAAAAGTGCTGAAGGCTTCGGCTGATCTTGCCTCGGCGTCTGGTAGCCGCCTGGAGGACACCTCTTTAGCTGTTGTAAAAGCTATGGGAGGCATGGGTGCTTCTCTCCAGTCACTTGGCGTTTTCACAACAAACGCAGCCCTGGCGCACTCAAATCTTGTAGCGCAACAGAACATAAACATAGATACGCTTAACACGCATGAGAAAGCGCAGCTCGTCCTAAACTCAATCCTGGAGCAAACCGCACCGATTGCGGGGGCAGCTTCCGAAGGTCTTAAAACCATTACAGGCGCTTCGACACAGCTCACCAGGTCGCTTGAAGAGGCGCAGTCAAAGCTCGGTGTGCAGAACTCACTCTACGCAGATTTTATTCGGCTTGTGAACGGACTCGTGCAAGCGTTTAACTCGCTTTCTCCCGAGTTCTTTTTGTTTATTTCAGGAACGGTAGACGCGCTTGGGGTTACGTTTAAACTTGTGGGTACGCTCACTACTCTTTCGATCACTCTTATCGGCATCACGTCCATATACAAGATGCTAAACACTTTCGTAAAAACAAGTTTATTTCTGCAAAGCGCGCTTACGATAGCCTTCGGAGCTCTCGGCTCGGCTGTGGGCGTTAACGTCGGGGCCATCCAAAGCCTTAACGCGGCCCTTCTTACATCGGTGAAGCTCATACTCCCTTCCGTAATTGCATCCATAAACATCTTGGTGAAAATAGCCTTTGGCGCGGCGGCCACGGTACGCGGACTCGCTGCCTCATTGCTCTTAACCAAGGCGGGCTGGCTCGCCATTATAGGAGGAGCCGTCGCGGCTACAAAAGCGGTGGTTGGTTTTACCTCGGCGATACTGCTTAATCCGCTATTTTTAAAGGGAGCTTTTATCGTCGCGGGTTTTCTTGCCGTTGTGCAGGCTCTAAGCCAAATGCGCAAGGAAATGTCTGCCTTAAGCCAAGATATCGCAGAAACTTCCGAAGAGATCGGCGTATTTACAGCATCATTTAAGGCAGTGGCAGACGCGGCCAAGTCCGTTGGGGACGTGGCGATAAGGGCGGCTAAAGTAGCTCTAGCGGGATGGGCTAAGCTCATTACGCTGCTACAAATAAGCGTCAAAGGGTGGGGACTTCTTAAGGACAAAGTTACGGGAAACGCAGCCGGGTTCGAGATGATTTCCGGGGAAATAGACCAGCTCGCGGCCCGTATGGAAAACCTCGATACAGTAATCGACAAAGCCATAGGCGGAAACGTAGAGGAAAAGGTAGCGGTTTTCTCCGCCGCGATTAAGAAGGCTTCCTTAAGTATCAAAGGATTTTCAGACAGCCTAAAACTCTCCTCCGAAGCCGCGGAAAGCTTGCGTATTGACGTACTTGGAGACGAGTTCGACAAAGCAAACCAGAAGTTTGGCGAAGCCGTTAAGCTTCTCAATAATATCCGTGACCAAGGGGTTATCAAAGTAGGCGCAGAAGTGCTTATGCCTACCACGGAAAACCTCGCTAAGTTCGTAAGCGGAGCTCTTGATACTAAGGACGCGAAAGCGTTTATCGCACCAGACACCAAAGAGCTTGAGAAGGCGATGGTTGAGGCGGAAAAAGCACGCCTGGAGCTTCTTAAACTTCGCAAAGATAGCCTTACGGAAGTGTCGAAACTTGAGAAAGACGTAGCCCTTCGCGGTCTTGAAAACGCCGGAAAAGAGATAGAGGCCATAAAAGCGCGGGGTGCGGCGGAACTTGCAGACTTTAGAACAAAAATTGAGCGCACAAAAACCGTAGCGGGCTTCAGTAAGGAAGAACTGCGATCCATCATGCGCGTAGAAAGCGGTATAAAGGCGGCTACCGAAGCCGAGGTAGCGCGTAAGAAAGCCTCTCTTGACGACGAGACGGCTAAAAAGCTTAAGGAACAGGCAGACAACCTCGAACGACTTCGCTCCGAGATACTCGGCCTTAAAAAAGACACGCTGGCGGAAAGCGGCAATCTTATAGGCGCGGCCCGCGTAGAACTGGAACTGGAAAACCAGAAAATCCAGAAACTCCAGGAGGCTTTGAGGGCACAGAAGGAGTTTACCGACGGCGCGGGGAACTTGAAGCGCGAGTATCAAGATATTGTGGATACGGCATTTGATCTTGCCGAAGTCACGTTTACCGACATTGTAGACTCTCAGTCGTTTGCCTCTAAAGTTTCCAAGGCTTTGGACGAGGCTGACGTATCCTCGTTTACCGGAAAAATAGCCGCTGGGGTAGTCACTGGCACCTTAAGCAGCGCAAAAAGCATAGGAGAGTTCCTAGAGGGTGTAGAAATAGGGGACGTAGCATCGTGGCAGACTGCCGTAGCTGATGCTTTTGACTCTCTAGACCCGGCAGAGCTTTTCGCAGGAGCTACAACTGCCCTTTCAGAGGGCATGGGAAGTCTTTTCTCGGGTGTAGCTGATCTATTCAGTCCCGACTCTGTAATGGCGTTGACGGATACTGCGGACGCTATTGCGGATCTTCCGGACGCGCTCATCGCTGCCTTCGGTAAGTTAGATAGTATGCTTTTGGCTTTCGTCGATAAGTTTCCTGCGGCGTTTAATCGCATTTTGGAAAAACTTCCGAGTCTTATCGGAAGTCTTCTCGACAAATTGCCTGCTGTTTTTGCTGTACTTATGGAAAGTCTTCTGCGGATTGTCGAGATGCTCCCCGACATAATCGACGCTATACTGGCAAAGCTTCCTGATATTCTGGAGCAAATTCTTTCGCGGCTGCCCCAGCTCATTGAGGCCATTTTTAAATCCCTGGGGAATATTTTTGCGAGTATCTTGCAAAGGCTTCCAGATATTCTTGTAAAAATAATGGAGCACATACCCGATATTGTTGAATCGTTTATCGTGGGTATGGCAGACAGTATCGACAGGGTAGTTATTGCCTTTGTCAATTTCCTCACAAGCGGCGGTCTTGAGAAAATCGTCGTGGCGCTCATTAAAATGATTCCGCGTGTCGCCCTCGCCATGGCTGTAGGCTTTACTAAGGCTATCGTGAACTCACTGAAGCGCCTGTTTACTGGTATGCCTGTACCAGAAGAACTTACAAAGCTTCCCGAGAAGTTCTCCCAAGGGCTCGCGGATCTTTCCAAAAAAACCACGGAAGAAGCCAGCAAACTTTTCAAAGTCTTGGACATGGAGCAAGCGGCGCGGGGACTCGACCAAGCACAAAATATAGAAGATGCCCTGGATCGCGGGATAGATAAGTTTAACATCAGTTTTAAAGGGCTCATCACCCTTCTTTTAGAGACGTGGAACACGATTAAAGAGGGTATTTTGTTCGCCCTTGGCGGCTGGCTCATAGAGCTCAACCGGGTCATGTTTGAGGCGGTCATGGGAGCATGGAACTGGGTTGTGGAGAATATCCTCACACCGCTCGCCAATGTCGTACAGACTGCCTTTCAGTGGGTCGTGGACAACATTATATTACCCTTGGCTAATGCCGTACAAACTGCGTTCTCGTGGGTAGTAACCAACGTAATTAACCCGCTCCTAAACGTAGGCTCTCAGATATGGGAAGCCCTGAAGTCGGGTCTTTCTAACGCAGGAAGCCTTTTCTCAGACTTCGGTACTCAGATATGGAACGGGCTTAAGGCAGGACTTGACGGGCTACAGGCGTTCTTTACGAATATGTTCAACAACCTAAACCCCAGCTCGCTTTTGAGTAAGGTATTCGCCGTTCCCGGTGACGCTTGGGGTAAAGGAACCGTGGAAAAAACCCTGGGCATAGATATCCCTTTCATGAAGTTTGCGCGAGGCGGTCTTATCCCAGGAAGTGCTACGGTGAACGGGGACTCTGAGCTTAACGATAAGATCCTGGCGCTCATGTCGCCTGGCGAGGCTGTGATACCGCGCTCCAAAATGCAGATTCCTTGGATCGCCGAGATCGTAGACGACATACTTAGCGGGAAACTCGCTCCTCCTAAGTTTGCAATGGGAGGCGTTTTAGGTTCTCTTGTGGATGGTGGCGCTAGTTTCCTCGGATCGCTTTCTGAGTCAGCTAAAACGGCGTTTTCCTCGCTAGGCGCGGCCGGCACGACTATCTACAAGTCAATATCCAAGACATCGTTTGACAACCTGGTGGCTGCGGTCAGTGGAGGGCTTGACATAAAAACGAGCTCACCCGCAGACTTACTGTCTGCCGTCGGATCGTTCGCGGACACGCAAAAAATACTTACCGCTCTGGGGAAAACTGTTTCAGGGGACGCGGCAAGCACGCTCAAAACGATATGGGACAAAGTGCAGTCTTCGGGCAAGGTCGGGGGCCAACTGTTAAAAGCTGTTTCCTCCGGGGATCTGTGGAAGCTCGCCAAAGAACATGCCTTTGCATCGGTACTTCGCTCTTTTGAAGCGAATAAATTCCACTCAGGCGGCCTAATCCCAGCTTTTGCGGGGGGCGGAGAAGTGCCCATGCTTGGGCAGAGCGGGGAATTTGTGCTTAATCGCGCTGCAACAGCTTCTCTCGGTGTCGGAGCACTCAATGCCTTAAACTCAGGCAGGGGTTCTGTAGGAACACAGAACTACACTTTCAACATTGAAATAGACCTGGAGACATCCGGAAACGTAGACGAAGCCTTTATACGCCAGCGGGTAGTTCCTGCGGTGAAAAAAGAGCTCAAAGAAGCTAGTCTAAAGGGTGACTTTATACTGTCGGAACGGGGTATCCGTAAGCCATGAGCATTACCACAATCGAAAGAGGCTACCTAGAAGACCCGTACCTTGAAGACGGGTATCTTACGACCATAGCCGACGGCTTCATGGGCGCGGAGGCCACTTTTGTTATCGCTACGGCACCCGCCGCTGGTATGCAGTGCAAGATTGTCATTGTAGACAGACCGTCCTCGCAGGGCCAGCAGGCCAATTTCCAGATAGATAGCGGCCTTGTCGCTTACGGTATGCAAGCCGACTTTACCGTGGGCTCATCAAAAGCCTCCGGTATGCAGAGCTCGTTTTCCGCAGAAAATTTCCCTACTTCTTCAGGGATGCAGGTAGAAATAGAGATTATAGACCGCCTTTCCTATTACGGTATGCAGTTTTCTCGCTCAAATTTTGCGCATCTTAACTGCTACGGATACCTCGAAGACGCCTATCTCGATGACGGGTATCTTCGCCGTATATGTGCTCACGGCGGTATGCAGGCAGAGTTTGGCGTTATCGAAACCCATGAAATGGGGATGCAGGCTCAGTTTGTTATCGACAAACTATCCGCCTACGGGATGCAGGCCGAGTTCGTCATCGAAAAAGAAGCTGCTTATGGTATGCAGACCGAGTTTATTACGATTTACTCGCTGGCGATGCAGTGCAATATTGCGCTCTACAACACCACGAACCTACGCTTCATGTACGAGTTCCCAAGTCGCGGCCTAAGCGGTGCAACGGGAACCAATGCCTGGGGCAATCCTGCCGGAACAGGGCAAAGCTGGAAGGCTAACTCCACAGAAGCAGGAGATTTTGGCGTAAACAATGTCAACACGGACATCGTAGAGCAAGTTTGGCGCAGCGATTTGACCGTGGTTACGGGTGTGAATCTTGACTGCGACACGGAAAGACCTCAGGGGGTGTTTTTGGACACTCTGGCGATCATGTCCCACAACCTCACAAGCAGCGCCTCGATAAATTTGATCGGGTCTACCATGTCCGATTTCTCGGTTATTGGCACTCTCATACCGCTTGAAGCGCGAAGCGACGATCCGAACATTTACTACATAGCTCCAACGCTTCCTACAACGGGCTATCGGTACTGGCGCATCGCGATTGACGACGCTTCAAACCCCGACAATTATTTGGAGATCGGCACGATTGTTTTTGGCGCAAGTTCTATATTCTTTGGCGAATGTTTCGTGGACGAAGTGGACTTCCAGCTCAAAGACTTTGCCGATGTGGTGAACACGGAAGCGTTTACCAACGTCAAAAACTCCAGGGCGCAGAAGAAAAACCTTCGCCTTGAGTTTAGAAGCCTGTCCTATCTGAAGTCTAACTTCAGGCTTATGCGCAGGCTCTTTAGGGAAGCAAAAACAATCCTCAAGGTACTTTGGGTGCCTACTCCGGACCCGGTAAACCAAGAGTACACGTCGCGCTTTGCCTTGTTTGCGAAACTCACGCAGATCCCCAGCGAAGGGCACAACAATAAAGGCGGGGATGCCGACTACGTAACCTTCAACGTGGAGCTTGACGAGAGTAATTAATGTCAAACGACAAGAGGCTACAATTTGAGGGAGCAACGGTGCTTAACCAGGCGTTTTTGGATGCCTGTCAAGACAATCTTTGCAACCAATTGGAGCTCATCGTAGACATTGAGAAGCCTGGTGGTGGGTATATTCACGCATCCGATCGCAATAAGTATGTGGTAGAGGCTGGCGGCGCAGGTACTTTTTACGAAGCTCTTTTGACATTTCCAATTATCTCCAGGACGGTCGGGGATTTTCTAAACCCAGGACTGGAGTTTTCCCAGTTGGAGCTCAGTCTTTCCAATGTTGACGGGCGTTTTAACGACATGCTCCCGGCTGGGTCGGACTACTCCGGTTGGGTTGGAAAATCGGTCACGGTAAAGCTCGGCCTTGGTGAGATTGAGTCTACTTTTAAGACTATTTTTCAGGGAGAAATCACTGAACAGGGCGGTTTTAAGCGTGGCGTCTCTAAAGTGACTTTTATCGCAAGAGACAAGTTTAACAAGATAAACAGGGCATTTCCTAACGAGGTTCTAACGACTACGGCCTTTCCTAACCTCGAAAGTGATAAGCAGAATGTCGTAGTACCCGTCATTTACGGCGATTGGACGGTAAACGTCGAGCCTGGAATGGCTAGTGTTCCGGCAATTCCGGTCAATGGGGCAGACCCTACGGTAAACGGCGACACAAGCCACGCGACAAACCTCCAGCTTGTCGTTGCTGCACACGGGCTCCAGAGCTTTGACACCACGGCGGTTTATCTCCAGCGGGGGGAAAGAGTTTGGCTTATCCCTTCGGCGGATATTACGTCGGTTTCTATCGCAGGACCGGGAGTTTCGAGCTTCGCTATCGTACAAAACTCAGGGCTTATGACAGCACAGACCCCGGAAACAGACGACGCCGTTTTAGAGTACGATGGCGGCGACACCTTTTTCGTCAAGGTGAAGGGCAAAAGCTTGGGGGCATACAGTGACAACCTGGTGGCCCAGGCAAAAGACATGCTTCTCACATGGGGCGGCCTGATTTCCGGTGATTTTGATGCTAATTGGGACACCATTAGGGACAAGGCTTCCCCCGCAGAGTCGGCCATAGCGTCGTTTAAGAGCCGCGTTTGGATTCAAGAGCCTGAAAACCTCCTGGAGTATGTCCTTTCTTTGTTGGAGCAGGTGCGCGTCGAGGCTTATATCGACAAAAATCTGAAGCTGAAGCTTTTGCCCCTTCACTTTGACGCCTTTGTTGCTGCCCCCACGCACACGATTAGGAACTGGGACATAGAGCAAGGAAGTTTTAGCCTTATGATTGACGAGAGAACCAACTTCAACCGGATTAAGGGAGTCTACAACTTCCTACCTAACCGAAAAGAGAACCTCCAGGAGACAAAAATCTACAAAAACGACGCAGCGATCACGCAAGCGGGGCGTCCGATTTCAAAAAAGATAGTATTTCCGAACCTTTACGAAGAAGCGACGGTAATTCACCAGGTAAAAGAGACTCTAAAGGTAACGTCTGCCTACTTTGAATACGTCAACCTAACGACAACCTGGCGTTCTATGCTGCTAGATATTGGGGACTTTGTTAAACTAAATGTGCAGATTCAGAGCACAGTATTTAACGATGTCCCGGCGCTTGTCCGAGAAGTTGGGTATGATCCAGCGGGTATAAAAGTTCCGCTGCGGCTGTGGTCTTTTCAAATGCTTCCGTTTTCTGGTTATACGCCAGGGTATGCGGGGACGGTTGGGGGCTCTACGGCTACAATAACAGAAGAAACCTAAGTTTAGGAGAGTAGTTACATGGCGGTCGTACTCACAATCAGCGAAACACTTGACGGAGCTCAAGTAGCCGATGCCCTCGCAACGCCGGGACCGGCTAACACAGGTGTCGATTTTGGCAGCGTGACTAACGGCGCGTATGCGCCGATTACAGTTAAGGCCGACAATACCGGGCGAAAGGATCTCTTTATCCGCCACAACGCGGTAGTCGATCCGATTACCTCAGTGAAGACCTTCATCCAGACCTACGGAACTGGTACAGGGTTTGGCTACGCGGGAGCCGACTCGGCGGCAAACGACTTTAACAACAAACTAAAAGCCCTGGGGAATACTTCCGGGAGCTCCAAGAACAACGCCGACGGAAACTCGGGCGGGCTTTGGCTCGACATGAACGCAATCCTTTTGGATACCACGGGGTCAACTCAGTTTGACTTCGACACGAATGGGTACGATTCGGTGGGCATGTCTCAAGGAGGAGACGACACCGTAAGGATTTACGGCGACAACCTCGTGGACGGTATCTCACTGGCGTCTGCTTTCAACATGCACACCAAGGCTATGGTTATTGACTCTGACCAAAGTTTGGGCGGTAGCGGCGTAAACGGCTATGTTCCTACGGCTCCCGTTACGGGGCAGATTGGAAAAAACGGGGATACCGCCAAGGGTGATAATGCGCATGTTAAGCTTCGCATTTATGTGCGAAACGACACCGTGGACGGTGGGATAGTTCAATGGGAATGGGTTGCGAGCTACAGTTACACGGCGGCTCTTTTAGCAGCAATTGCGCCTACTTTACTGGAACTTGTTTCAAGTTTTTCCTGGATCATTTAATTTAAAACCCTCTAAATAAGGGGGGTTTATGCATACGGATTTTTACGTGTACGCACATTACGACAAAAATAATTTGTGTCGATATGTAGGGAAGGGCCGAGGTAATCGTGCGTGGATGTTTTGCCAGCGTAGTGCGCGCTGGAAAAAGATGTTGGGGGAGCGACCGGAGCGCGTGGAAATTTTAGAGCGCGAACTAGATGAATGGAAAGCGTTTGAAAGAGAGTGCTTTTATATTTCAAGGTTTCTTAGTGAGGGAGCGGATCTGGCCAATATAGCAAGCGGGGGCCCAGGCGGAAATTCTTGGAATGAGCGTGCCCGTGAAATTCTAAGCACTACGCGCAGAGGCGAAAATTCTTACTGGTATGGAAAAGAACGCGGGGAGTTCATGCAGAGGTTAAAAGCTGCCCAGATGAAAAAATGCCCGCAACCGCGTCTTGGGGCAAAACTCACCCCGGAGCATAAGGCTGTTTTCCAGGCTGCGGGGCGTTCTCCTGAAGCTATTTTAAAGCGTGCGGAAAAGATGCGCGGGCGTAAGCAAAGTCAAGCCGCTGTTGAGAAAAGGATAGCAGCTCTACGGGGGCGGGCGCTTCCTTCAGAGCACCGCGAAGCTATAAGCCGAGCAAAGCGCGGGCGACCGAACGGACTAGAGGGGCGCACTATGCCTGCGTACCATAGAGAAGCGATCAGCAAAGCCACACAAGGTCGCCGACCCTTAACCAAACAGGAACAGGAAAAGCGTTTAGCGACATGGAAATCCAGGGGCATGACAACTAAAAAGGCGAAAGCCATTATCTGTGTAGAAACCGGCGCTACCTATCGCTGTGCTAAAGAAGCAGCTTTAGCTGTGCGTGGAAGCGATAAGCACATTCAAGCTTGTTGTGTCGGGCGACGTTTAAAACATAAAAACTTGTCGTGGAAGTATCTATGACGCAACCGCAGCAACCAGGACAACTTTTTTTACTCCGCTGGCGTTTCGACTACCCAGGAAAAGCGCCTGTTATTGGTATGTGGAATAGCTCCGCTATCGAGGCGTGGAACAAAAATAAGGAAGGTCTTGTCCGGGCTTCCGTTGAAGTAAAAGATACGGTGACAAAAAAGACTTTCACCAGGGTAGAATGTGACGGGCATGACTTTAGAAACTTTCAGTGGCTTACTATAGCGCGGGTAAACCCTAATTTTAGAGGTTCGGTGACACCGCGTCCCGAGCACATTGGTCTTCAGCTTTTAACAACGGACCGTAAGTTTACGGTGCTTATAAACGGTAAGGTACAGACAGAGTTTCTTACCGAAGATGAAAAATCGCTTAATTTCGCGACCTTTGGGAGATAGACCATGGCAGTAGTTTCAAGGCTTCAGTTAGACCACCCTGCCCTCGGCACTACCGGAGGCGCGGGACTTCATGCTTCTATCCAGGCTCTTTATCAGAAGATCGGTGACAATTTGGCCGATCGTTTGTTCTTTGTTCAGAACTTGAATGATGCTGCCACGACTACGCTTGAGCACAACTTCAAGGTAGCGTTTGGTGATATGCGGGTTGACCTTTACCTGTGGGACGAAGGTACAGGCGAGCTGACGCGAC